GCTCTTCCGATCTCCAAAACATATTAATGATACAATTGAACATGCTACATTCAATTATATCACTAATATGTTTAAGGCCTCATCCCTTGTGATTTCACTCTTTTTTATTAGCCTAATATGTCATCATCATAGCTATCAGTATCATCACTCTCTGTGTCAACTGTGATCAAACTCCTAGGATCTCTGCCTAGAGCCTTAAATAGGTTAGAGATCATGTCTTTGTTCCTTCTTAATACCTTGCATGTCTCCAGGGCTCTTCTGATCTCCTTCCTCTTCGCTCTATCTATTATATACTCAATGAAGAGATCCATGAGGGGATGCGACACTAGGGCCATCTCTGAGAGTTCTTTATAATGAGCAGGCCCAAATAGATCAATATCTGACAGGTCAAAATTGTCATTGTCATAGCCAGCAGATAACTCTTCTTCAAGCTCCATAGCAATATCATCAAAATTGTTGTCATCCATCTCGTCTATCATTAGGCTAATCATCTCACTGATATTTGCTTTCACCGGCTGCTCAACACATGGCAGATGCGAGAACACAGTCCCCACCTTGCTCCTGAGAGATGATTCAGTACAGGTCCTAATTATTCTCCCAAGGATGTCACTATTAATATGGTCTAGCCTCACTGATCCATCAAGAAGCTTTAGAACCTTACAGGCAATGCCATAAGGCAGTGGAGTGCAGCTCAGCCAGGATGAACTAGGTTCCTTTGAGAAGAAAGATGACATCTCTTCGTTAAGCCCAGACTGGAACTTTAGGGAAGATGGGCTAATGTCCTGGTCACCAGCTGTGTATGAAAGAATGTGCAGGTCCCCTCGCCCTTCTTTTATATAAAGGTTTATAGTTCTGCTCCTTATCTTATACCTTACTTGGCTAACATCCATCTCTGACACACTCACAATCCTTTCCCTGAAAGTGTACACAGGACATCCAAACTTCTGTTCAAACCCAAACACTTTGAATCCTGTCATCCAATATTTATATCCTGACCTCAAATGCTTTGATCTGGACATGTCAACATCATTCTTGGCTTTTAGATCTTCAGCCCAGCTTCTGATGCTAGCAGTTAGATCCCAAGGATTGCAATTCTGAGACACATGTAAGGCTGTGATATGAGGGAGTTTTCCTACCTCATTATCAATGTCGATCTGCACTTGAAAGCCATCCATGACACCTCTCCATGTCCCTGGTCCATGATAATACACTTTACCTTCAATATAACTTGTTCTCTGTGGTCTGGAAAAGCCTCCTATAGTGCCAGCCCCAGCTGATTCAATCAGTGAAAGGAGATCTGGATCATTGTTGCAGAAGGCCTGAAACAGGGCAATTTTGTTGGTTCTAGAACCGCCATCACTCTCTTTCATCTCAATTCTCTCAGCAGACTGAAAGACCTTTAATGTCAGATGTAATTTAGTCTCATCATTATAGGGGCCCTGCAATATGCAAAACAAGTAATGCTTTATGAGCTCAGCAACTTGGCTCCTCATCAAGCCCGTGACATCATCCAAATCTCTTAGATGCCCCACTTTCGAGAAATTATCTCTGATGACCATAGACAACTTACTGACACCAGATCTCTTCTTAACAGGTGCTCCAGTCACCCTGACTGTCCTGGCACGACCCTCCATCCTGGCAAAGAAATTCTTTATCTGAACATGGTTTGTCAGTGGTGATGCGGCTAAGGTCTCATCAGGTTTGTCCCTGACCCAGGCTACAATCTTGCAGAGCTTGTCCCACTCTTCTCTAAAAGCAGTATTTCCTATCCTGCTTTTCTGAGTATTGAACCACTTATCAGATACCAATTTTTCTGGCGAGACCCTCATGGAGTGATATTCATCAAATACCACTATTTTGGTCTGAGTTGCATCTCTATGGCTGATTCTCTGCACTATGTCTATTGGACCTCTATTGAAGACAACAATGTCTAGGCTTTCCAGCTCCTCTGCATTTGGGAATAGGAACAAGAATTCTTCCTGGGTGATGTCAGAGACATCATCAAACTTGGAGTATTGGATTGCCTTCTGAAGAAGACTGTACTTAGGAGCCACCTTATCCTTCTCTTCCCGTCTCCCGCTGTCTTCAAAGATAGCAGCTGAAAGGAAATAAACAGCTGATGCCATGACTTTACTGACAGCATTCCCATTAGACAATGATGTGATGACCCCAGGGCTGTGAACCTTTTCTGCAATTCTCAAGATAATCTCATCTCCTGTTCTTGGTGCCCTATAGAGAATTTCAGGGTTCTCATTTATCTGATCCATCCAGTTGTCAGGAATTCTGAGCCTGTCTCTGAGATTATAGAATTTCTGCCTTGAGCCCCATTTAAGAGAAGAGCTTAGAATCAAAGCCCCGCCAGGGCTTACACTACATGTTTCAGGGATGACACTCTCATCCCAGTTCTTATCTGATGTTTTTCTCACTCTTTTCAAGAAGTATGAGTACATTTTCTTCAGCTTAGTCTCTTTAATTGTCTTGTATAGGTTGAATCTGAATCCTCCTAGTCCTGCTGCGTAAGGATTATCCAATAAGAAGAAACCTAGTCCTGGGTCTTTCCACTCAAGAATTGCTTCTTTGAAGTGTTCAAATAATGAGCTAACACCCATGCCCATTAGCATGTAATAAAGGCTGCATTGTGATTGCTGTATCTGAGCTGCTAATGAAAAAGAACCCCCTCCTTCAGTTATTGAGGTCATCAGATTAGATGCTTCCTCTTGTCTAGCAATGAGAGTCTCAACCTCAGGCAAACTGCAGCATGCAGCAATCCACCTTATTGTGGGCCTAATGTGTTGAGAGTGAAAGTAAAACTCTGAGTTATATTCCATAACAAAATCAGTATTTGAGGTAGACTTCTCTGACGGATATATTGCAAGAAATATTCCGAGTGCCTTCTTCACCCTAAAGCAAAGTGCAGCTGCTGTCTTGTACTTGGATAGACTAAGGGAGTCAGCTGCAGGGAAACTGATTATCATACTGCTATCATCTGACCCCTGCATCATGTCACATATAATATTCTGAGATGCAGAGGGGCCAATCTTCATGTTGAAAATTTTAAAGCTCAGTGAGCGAATAAATTCTTGATGAATAGTGTGCAATAGAGATGAAGTGAAGTGCAGTATCCCTTGCATCATTCCTGTTCGGGTTTTGAGGAAGGTTTTCCCTTTGTCAATCCAAGGCACTTCAATCTCTCCATGATAAGCACGAAATAGGTCCATCACAAACTCATCTTCTACTTTCAATTCTCTATGGCAATCAAGTATCTCTAAATACTTTAAGTTCATCATCATGTACTTCCTTGTAAACATGGAGCAACCTCTAATTATCAGTGGCCACCACATTCTATGTGTGAAGTCACAAAGCATCAGAGCAAACTTCATCACAAAGTGTCCCTGATTCCACTTCCTAGCGTCATCAGAGGTTGCTGTCGTCCAAACTGGGCCTGCACAGTGTTTTCTAGCCCTAAGGCCATGAGACTCCGGGATCTTTGTCTTATTAGCTGGGTTGCACAACGTATCAGAGGGAAAGAAACTCCCAACACTCTTGGCGATGCTCTCAACAACACTCTGAACAATCCTCTCTTCTGCACCCATGACATATATTTCTCTCAAACCCCCATGCTGTTGTTTTTTGAAGAGACATATGTGCATTGATCTTCTATCCTCTATAACTCTCATGCACTCATCAAACATTTGGATTGCAAGGCTCTTACCCTGATTTGCAAATTCTGACATTCTTACTATCAGTTTGTCTCTTGTGTAGTTCTTGTCCTTAACATCTTTATAATCATACCAACTCTCGTTGAAATTGCTAGTAGCCTTGAGAGTTGCTAGCTTCTCAATAGTTAAGGACCCAAGATCCCTTATGATCTGGTTCTGGATCAAGTCCATCACATTGGGCCCATGGTTCTTTCTGAGCATATGTTTCGCATGATCTGTGCATTGCTTCAAATAGCTCCTAGAAAACTCGTGCATCTTGGGGTTTTCAGGATCAGATCTCCCTAAGTATTCGCTTGTTTCTGGGCACAGATGCTCTAACTCTATTATCTTCTTGTACATTGCAGATAATGCTGATGGCTCAGTCTCTTCTTCTTTATTCTTGAAGTATCCATTATAACAGCAACTAATGAGACACTGCAGATCTCTTATCTGGCCACCCGAGAAAGGGTTGAAGAGGCCTGACCAAGAGATCTTCCCATTGTATTTTCTTATCTTAAAACCACCAGATGCAATTCTGATCATGGTGTCTAGAGCTCTGTTTGTCAGATATACCTGTAGCTCTGTCCTAAGCTTGACTGGGAGCTTGCCTATCATCTTGTGAGGCTTGGGGATCTCTGGCTGAGACACAAAACCTTCCATGATTATGTATCTGTTTAAAGTCTGGATCTCCTCAGTTGTTGCTTTATCTTCCATTAGTGTTAACAGAGATAACTTGGTCATGAAGGATATATCTCTCTCCTCATTGGACCTGATTCTCGCTAGAGAGGACACAGATCTCCACACCTCCCTCCCATTGGCCTCAGTCCAGAAGGCTAGAGCGCTCTCAATTAGTGAGAAACATTTGCAAAGATTGGTTAACTTGCTCATCTTGAATGACACAAAGTCAGTAACATAAAGGTCTCCAGAGTCCACATAATTCTTAAAAACTCCTTCAGCACAAATGTCAGAATGCACAAAGCTCTTTATTGCTGCAAAAGACACAAATATGTGACCCTTTGAGGAAGTTGGCTTTATGAGAAGGATATAGGGAGAGCCTTTGATCCTTTTTACAATGAAGGATCCTGGCTTCACATGCTGCTTAACTGATGCAGACAACTCAGACCCAACAAGGCTGACAAATTGACACCAGCTTCCCAGAGCTGAGTGTGAGAAATCAGAATGGTTCTCAATAAACTCATTGGCCCCATGGTCATTAGTGAAGTCTGGCTGGTGGATAGACTGAGCAGCTAGACGCAATTCATAATCCTCGTCAAAAGGGGAAAAGACACCCTCCACTGGAAGATAGATGGATGTAGAGGTTGATCTCAAGAATTTATCCAGGGCACTTGTGTCATGATCTATCCTAAATGTTTTCTTGCTTCTCTCTCGAGCCTCCTTGGATTGTCTAGAATCTCTCAGCTGCTTGCCATTGACACCCAGAGAGCCAATATAATTCCTGATGTCTTGATCAAGATCCAGCCTAACTCTGTGATATTTATTTCTCTCATCTGGTCTGTCCTTTGTCCCATCAGTTGCCTCTTGCAGTTCCTTGTTTGGGTCATCTTCCATTCTTTCAATTAGATCTAGATCAGCTGCTCTAGACACCTCATACCAAATTCTGCTCATTGGATGATCGCCAACAACATTCAAGCCCTTAATGCAGTTTAGTCCTTTTCCTTCCTGAAAAGAGAGACACACCCAGGGGGGGATCTGAACAGTAGCTTTAGAGTCATATATGTCTCTGACGAAATCCCTCTTGCTCAAATCAGAAAGAAACGCTCCTATCTTTTCTTCACACTCCTGTTTGTTTAATGAGAACCTGTCTTCCAGTGACAACTCCTTTGTCAGGAAGGATTGTTCTTTCATCTGATCTAGGGAACTATCTATCACTTTAGTGATAACCCTTGATACATACTCATGATCAGCTTGCTGTTGCTGATATCCAATTACTGTATCACGTTCAAACATTTCAAATGATCTTTCTGTTTTATCCCAGTCAAGCTTTATTGTGGAGACAATGCCCAGTATCTCTCTCTCTAGTTTGCTCAATTCTTCATCATCCTCCTTGAGTTCTGGCAGGACCTTGCTGGCCTCTTCAAAGATACTTAGAGCTAGTCTATATCTATAGACCAATTCATTCACCTCATCATCTGACAATGTGAGGTTTGAAACCACCCCTCCTCTCCATACTGAGATGACAAATAGAGATATTGAGTTTCCTTCTGATCTGTTAATACAAGCAATCTCATACTTGCTCATTTTCCCTTTCGCAGCTCGTGTTGCAGCATTCTCCCCACCTCTAGTCGTGGTGAACTCGACAACATGGTAAGTGCCACCTGTTGTCTCAACAATCATATCTGGGGTAAAACCATCATAGGGATCATGCATAAGAGGGAAGACTGAGCTAAAGGCGCAGTCTGTTGTTCCTGCTAGGTGTCCAACAGTTATGTCGTGGATCATGTTCAGCATTTTCTCTGGCTCAACTAAGATTTGTGGATTGTTCTTGAGAGTTGAGCCAACTGCAGAACCTTGATCATCGAAATCAAAGTCTAGCTCAACTACTAATCCCTTAGTGGATGCAGTAAGGCTGAACTCTGGGAGCTCAGCCCCATACATAGTCTCAACGTAAGAGATTAATTCTCTTTTGTTGAAACCCTGCCTAAGAGGAGCTTGATTTGTTAGTATCTCGTTCATAGTTCGGGCGAGATCGGAAGAGC